GTGCTAGATCTCTTTGTCTTACAATTCTTTTTGCAAGAGCTCTTGCTTGAGATCTAATCAATCTTTGAATTCTTCTTGGATCTCTTCTTCTTCTACGTACTCGTCTTCTACCTCTTCTACGTCTTCTTCTTTTTACTCTTCTACGTCTTCTTCTTGCTCTTCTACGTCTTCTTCTTCTACGTCTTCTACGTCTTCTTCTTCTACGTCTCATTTCTGATCCGGCTTCCTCTTCAGGATTATCTTCATCATCACCTAGATCAATTTCTCCATCCAATTCATCTTCGATTAGATCTTGATTTACAACATAATCAAATTCATATGGATCATACTTATTAGATTTATTTATTTTCATTTCTTATCCCTTGTTTATCTAGCTTCTAATGAAACACCTGGAGTTGTTTCAAGATCTTGTTTCTCTACAGTTAGATTAATAGTAGTTCTACCACCTGTTTCATTTCCAACTATAGTTATTGTGGCCTTCTTTGTTGAAGCTGGTTGAGGTTTTGCAATTACTTGGAATTGCAATCCTGACACTGTTACTGACTGAGCTGCTTCTTGGTCTCCAATAAATTGTGGTATGGATGCCATAGATGCTCTCCTTGAAGCTCTTCTTGTTACTCTAATAAATGCTGCATCTGAATCTGATAATATTGCAGTATATCCAAACGTTCTATTTCCTCTACTAAAGTTAATTGTATTTGGAACTATACTTGCTCTACCACCTGTCTGTAATGTAATGTTTTGTTGAGGAACATTTACTACTGGAATTCTTGTAACTTTCTTAGGTAGTGTTACTAATTTATATTTCATCATTTGAGTTTCGTCTGGTAATGCTTCAATGATTGGCATGTTTTCAATAACTACTCCATAATATGCAGAACCTAGAGGATGATCAGGATTCCATAAATCATAATCAACTTCATCATCAGCTAATGCAAAATTAGTAATTTTAAATTCGTCTCTTCCTCTTGCAAGAAGTTCACGACCTTTCTTTGTTAAGATGGCATCAACTGTAATTGATGCATTATTTAAATATCCCATTTGTATTCCCGTTTTATTTATAAATAAATATAGAGTTAATTAAAAAGTATTCCATTTCAAATGGATTAAGTTCTATTAATTAACTCTTAACGCACCCTCTTTTGTGGTTAACGTATTTGGATTAGTATTTGTAAAGGACACAACTGGTCCTCCATCTGTTGTTTCTGTTGAATTAATATTAAAATCTGGTCCTGATAATTTACATCCTTCAAAATATAATCTTCTCATACCTACTGATAGCGTATCATCTGGTTGGTATGAAGTATCATGTAATGAACTTGAGGTAGGTAAAAATGGATAATCTGTTTCAGTTTTAAATAATACATTTTTTGCCTTTGGTCCAATATATGACGTTTGTTTTTCTAAAAATTGTTTACCTCTTGCTGATACTCCAGAATTGGCTCTTGTAAATATTACCTTTCCTCCGTTATCTACATGAGGATTTTTATGAGGATATTTATTTGCATAAGAAACTTCTGTTGGTGATAAACATCTTTCATAATATCTTAGTTGGCCTAATGATCCAGAAAATCCATATGTCCATCCATTTGCATGAGCATATCCCTGGCCAATTGAATCAAAAAAGAAACTACCTGTTCTATATGGATTGGCACCTACTGTCACATCCTTTCTATGCTCTCCAATATGCTCACCGTTAACATAAAATGTTAATATTCCTAAACTTCCTGATGGCTTATATGTCATTGAATAATGATTCAAATGTTCTCGATTAAATCCAAATTTGTTTCCAATTCCTCTTCTATCTGATTCACCATGCAAATTAGAACCTGATTTGTACTTGATACCATTTAATCTTTGATTAAAGTCAGGCTCTGTTTCATCTTTTTCATTAGTTGAGTATATTTTTGGATACCAAAAAGATCCAGCTTGATCACGTAGGAACATGCGATTCCTATGGTCTATTCCTATGGCTGGTATATATCCACCAAATTGTCCAGATAGAATATTCATAAAGCCGCCGGTATTTTCATCAGAGACTGATGGTTTAGATCTGTCATGTGCAGAGTTCCATCCAAATACCCACATCTCTTGATTTCTAGAACCAGAACATTGTTGCATCAACCATGTCATTGACCATGGATAATCACTACCACGTGAACCTGATCCACCACCAATTCTTGGAACCTTAATTGCTTGGGCTCCACGCTGTCCATGTTTCACACGCGCATCAGTTGAGCCTGATGGTGTATGAGTTACAGTATGCGTACCTCCTGTATATGTATTTTGTCCTTGACTATAATAATTTCCTTCTGTAGCTGGATCTCCTGGATGAAGGTATGTTCTGAAATGCATTAAATTACCTTGCCAATATTCATGTACCGCCGGTTTAAAATGGCCTGATGCGACTGATCCTGTTGGGTGTAGATATCTGTATTTCATTCCTATATAGGAAGCATCACCTCCTTCGTTCCATTTACCAGCTGCTCCATTCTCTCCAACACCAAGAGGTCCTGAATTTGATGATGCTGATACATAATAATAAAACATTGAATGTTGTGCATTTTTTGTTTTGTCATGCATTCTACCATCTGCATTCCATTCTTCTAATGGATAATATCTTACTACATCATCCTTTGGTCCATAATAAAATTTCTTTTGAGAATATATAGGATTTGCATGTTTTCTTTGTTCTAATACAACTGCTTGTATTGCATTTGAAGCACCTGCATTTCTATCATAATCAACTACAATAACATCTGATCCTGATAATTGTCCATCTTGTTGAGAATTTCTTTCACGTAAATATGTTGGTAACACTATTGGACCTGCTACACTTTGATTACTTGCAGTATATATGGTAGTTGTTCCATTTGCAGATGTTCTAGATTGATGAAAAATAAAGTTTTTATGATCATACTCTGTTGGTCGAAATGATGATGCGGAAGATATATGAATAGTTGATGCAAAATGTGCATTCCATTGATTTACATTTACTCCTTCATTACTTGGTATTTCTGATGATGCTGATACATCGTTAGTTGCATCCAGAGTTCCTTCGACATCATCATATCTCATTGACCAAGATGGTTGTACATATTCCATCTTAGTAAACAATGTCATTTCTCGTTGATCTGTAAATGATACAGCTGATGATGTAACACTTCTTGGATCTGATATTGAAGAAGTGTATCTTGCATGTTCTGATGATATATCACGTGGATCGGCAACTGATCCTGTATAATGATGTGGTTCAGCAATTAGTTTAGATTTTAACACCGGTATGCGTTGTTCTACAGCTAGATTTTCAGGTTGATTTAATTTATATAATTGTACCTTTGATCGTTCTAATACATTTGGTTCTATAAGTAGTCCTAATGCAGCATCTGTTCTAACCGGTAGTAATTGTCTTATTTGACTAAACAATGAAAAATCAAATAAAGAAAATACTCTTATATATGCATTTACATCATTTTTATTACTATATTTTTTCCAATATTCTTGAGCTAAATTTTCTAATTTTGGATAATTGTTATTGAACTCATCTGATGGGTCACCTATATAATTATCTAATGCAAATGCTCCTAATTGATTAAAAATATCTTTATTGATTTGGTCAGCTGCTGAATAAAATACTCCTAATCTATTTGAATCCAATGTTGCATAATCAAATGTACTTCTTTCTGCAGAGGATTCTGGATCTAATCTTCCTACAAGTTTATTATCTTCAATTCTGATTTTTTGTGACTTTGTATTTGTTCCTCCTATACTAGGCGCATCTACATAATATGTTTCTGTTACTCTTTCGTAATTACCTCTAGTTGTAAGATCAGATGATGCCGGTGTATTAAATCCAGATGCGGATGCATATGTATTCATTCCATCACCAACCGTTTTTGATGGATCAATTCTATCTTGATTTGGATGAGATGATGATATAAACAATCCTGTTCCTGATGAATGGTCTATTGCAATAGTATCAGATCCTAATGGATAATGAAATAATAATGTATCAAAAGAAGATGTTGTAGACAATGAACCAACATATGATGTAGGATTCAATGTATGAGTATCAAGTGTAGTTTTATTTATTGCTTCTGACCAACCTCTATACTCTTGCATTGATCCAGAAAATACTCCTGGAAATATACCTGGGTTACCTGAAGTATTTGTTACAATAACTTTGCCAGCACCTCCAATAACACCAAATGATGCAGATATTGCAGCTTTAAGTGCGTTTTGTGATGTTCCATTTGATCCTGTAGATCCTCCTAATATAATATGTCTATTAGTTCCACCCATTCCCCAATTGGTATAATGACTCCCTGTTGATGGAGTTATTGATGCACTATCAGAATGAATAACTTTTCCTGTTATGTAATCAGATGCATGTTGTACATGTAAAGTATATGTTGTATCAGTATTTGATCCTGTATTAAAATGAGTTCCAGTTGTTGTATAACCTATTTGCATATTCCAAAAATTACCATCATATATTGGTAACCATTCAGTCATTGATGCAGATGCTCCTCCTGTATTAGAAACTATACCAAAATGTAATCTACCATATTTACCTGAACCTGAATAAGATGCTGTATGTTGTAAGGCTACTGTCCAATTTGGAGCTTCAGCTCCTGGACTATTATCTGCATCATAAACTCGTGTCATGATATGCATACTTGAAGTCATTCCTGGTCGGAATCTTACTTGATGTGTTTGAATTGGTATCTCTGCAGTAGATCCATGCACCTTTTGTGTTGCTGTAATTTGGTCATTTGATAATTTTATTCTTGCGCCAGGTCTCATATCAACAGCATATGAAAATCTATCTTCAATTAAGTCTGGATGTTGTTCTTCTTGCTTAGGTCCACCATATTCTCTAATAGACAATAATGTTTGCGGAATACCATATGTATTCATTAACGCATAAATACTTCTTTTAGTTCCTTTTGTTTTTAACAAATATGGTAAATTATTTACAATCCTTCTCCATACTTCTTGCGTCATAGATTCACTAGACTTACTAAACATATCACCAGTAGATGCATATGACCCAGAAACATTTTTACCTAATTTATATTGCCATAATTGTTCAGATTGATTTCCGTTAGCCAATTGCCAACCCATTGATTTTGCAACATCATATAATAATTCACTCGGAGCTCCTAATTTAGGATTTTCTTCTGGTGAATGTATTTTAGTTAACTCTCTTATGTATGTATATAATATATCAAAATGATGACCAATCATATTTACAAACAATACATATTGATCATTTTCTTTATCTCGCTGTATATTTTCTGGTATAGTATTTATCAGCGAATTTTCATTTTCTAAATCGTAATTAGATGCTGTTGCAACTAATCCATTCAACCAATTTTCACCATAACTAGATGTAGTATGATGTAACTTCCAATCACCATTTTCAATATATTTTGGATAAGGAGTTATTACATAATCTTCTGCAAATACTTTTGATCCACTGACTCCATGTGTATAAATACTAGAAGTTGATTCATTATATGCCCATCGCTCAAATCCATCAAATCCGCCTATTACTTCATTTTTACGTGCTGTATTAATACCAATATTATTTTGTAATGAACTTGAATCTGAACCTACCGCTGCATCTAAAATATAATTTTGTGTATCAAAATATTCTATTAGTTGTAATTTATACTCAAAGTTTTTTATTCTCTCTTCTGCAGAACTATAATTAACAAAGTTATCAAATTTTGAATAATCTAAATTTACATCAATACCCGAAAGTGATCCACTAAAATATTTATCTATTATTTGTTGAGATGTACCTGTATTAGTATCTAATAACTCGTTCCAAGATTTAAAATCTGTTTCTGTTTTTATAGTATATTGTTGATCAATTTCAAAGTTAGGTCCTTTAATTGTATTAAATGTTTCTTTAACAATTGGAGGATAGACGTTTATTGATTCTATATATGGTCGCTTATCCTCTTGACCTATCCATGCTCTTTGTTTTGGAACTATAGAACTTGGTAATTTATCATATAATTTTAGATAAATATTTTGTCCTTTATATAAAGGACTTTCTAAAGAATCATCTACTATTGTGTTACCACCAATTCGAGCATTAACAACTTTAAATATATTATTATTACCTAAGTTTAAAACTAAGTTACTATAACCTCTACCATACCTTCTATTTGTATCATATCTAAATCGCCTAAACTGTCTACCTAAAGTATTACGAATATCATCATCTGGTGTGAGCTCTGTTTGTAATGGGTCTGCTAATGTTAACCAAACTTCTTTTCTATTAGGAGATATTTCTTTTATAAAGACAGATCTGTTTTCTGTATTACCTAATAAACTTTTTATAAAATTAAATACAAGTTTATATGATCCTCTTTCAATACCTAGTTCTTTTAGCTCAGTTTGTACATCTATTTGTAATTTTGGTCTACGTGATGCAATTGAAGGTATTTTTGCAGATTCTAATCTATGGTCTCCAGCTATCCATGAACCATCTGGTGTATATACATGCATTTCTACTGCAAAATCAATTGTTTGAGATGCCGGGTCTTCAAATGCTTTAGCTTTTTCTCTTATTAATAAGCTTGCATCTGTAGGAGACCATCTCAATCCTTCAATTGAAGTTTTTGATTCCTGAACATCGGTTTCGTTTTTATATAATTTTAATGACATTTATGACCTATATTATTTTAATTGAAAATGTTCAAATTCAATATCTATTACTCTACGAATTGATTTTAAATTTACTCGATCAGTAGTTAGTTCAATATCAATATATTTTCGTTTTGTCTCAGCTGGAAGTTCTATTGTTCCAACTTCATTTCGATCTACCTTTCCTTCTAAATCTTTTATCTCCTCAGCTGAAGTACCAATAACTGATACTACACTATCTTCTGTTGGTATATCTTCATCAAGTCTATCTAAATTGTTAAATTCTTTATTTAACTCACGTTCTAGATCGTACCGATCAAATGGTTCATCTTGTACTCTTCGTACATTTTGTCGTTTTAAATGTTCTTTTGTTGCCATATTATCTCACTACTTTAAAGTAATATCCATTATCATGATATCTAGTATTAGTTCCACCATCATGTATAGTCTTAATTACAAATCTATATGTACGTTCTGGTAAAAATGTATTCATTCGTATATTAAAAAAGTTTCCTGTATCATCGCATGATATTTTTGATGCTGTCATATCAAATGGAATTATTGTTTCTTCTGTTACTGAATCCTTTACTGAATAATATGATGATGTTGGTAAACGTTCTATTGTATTATATACTGATGATGTTGAATAAACTTTTGTTGGAAACGTTTTTCTTCCTACAATTCTTAATTTAGTTTTTGAATTTTCTGTATATTCTGCTTTTAAATTTTTAAAGTATAATGTTATATTATCATCAGATAACTCTGTATATGATCCTATACCAGAATTGTCAACATCATCCCAAAGTATTTCTAATTTAGGAGCATATATTGTATGAGTATCTTTTCCAAAGAAATGTAAATTTCCAAATACATTACTACTCTTTTCGTCTTGTTCTGGTCGTTTTAATATAATACCATTATTTGATATTCTATTTGTTGATCCTGTTAACCATAAATTAACAATATCAGTAATTTCCATTCTTACATCTGGTGATCCATAATTAAATGATTGAGCTCCATGTGATGATGTTATCCATGTTCCTCCACCAGCTGTTTCAGTAGTACCTGTATAACTTCCCATTGCAGAACCTGTATTCCAAAATGTTCCGACATCTGTACCATCTTTATATCTCCATGATGCTCCATTTCTAGCTTCTGGGACATCGTTAAAATATCCTGTTCCATTTGACCAAGATTCAGAGACTGGATATGCAACTAATGAATATGATATTGGTAAATTGGTTGCGTCTGCAGATCTTAAATTTAAATAAAATTTTGTACCTGATGCAATTGTTGGTATATCTCCTTGATGAATTGAATTTGAAATTTCAGCTATTTGTGATCCAAAGTCAATCAATAAACGAGTATTATATGTATTTGATTGATAGAATCCATTTAGTAATGATCCTGAAGCAATTTTAACAAGATCTAAAATCTCATCAATACCTGTATTCCTCTCTGGATATTTTTCATGTAATGTTGTATCTCGTTCTGTAAATATATGATAATGCATTTTAATTCCCTTATAATGTTACGACTCTACCTCTAATATCTTTGTTTGGATATTTTACTTCAAATATACTTGGATCTAATGACGGATAAATAACTCTATTTTTAGTTGCTTGATCAATGTCATATAAATTACCTGAATATCCGTCGTTAGTATTATATAAATTTGTAACATCAATATCAACTACTGATTGTACTCCTTCTATAGAATCCATTTTCGACATTAAATTAGTTATCATAATTGGTTCATTTATTTGTATCTTATCATTATCAAATCTATTTTTTAGATATTCAATACATCTTAATACTGTTTCATTTGCATTGTAATTAGGACGTACTACTAATTCAAATTCTATTCCAATATTGATAACAAATGCACTTTTTATATTTACAGCATCTGTTAACATTCTAAATTGTCCTATATATGTTTTTAGATTTTGTTGAATTGCTTCATTCAAAGGAACAAAATTCTTATTTACATCATATCCTAAACAATATAAATTTAATGCTAATGGATTTGGTATTCTAGTAGTTGGATCTGATGAATCAATCTGATTATCCTGAATGATATAAGCTTTTGATACACTTCCAAATTTAGATGGCATTGAATATGCTCTTACAATATAATCTTCTCTAGTAATAGCTCTATTTTGAGCTGCAAAGTTTGCCATTGCATCTTGTCTAATACTATCTAAATTATTTGCTGCTTTACCTCCTACTGCTGGATGTGGATTATTAAACTGTACTGATTCTTGTGCTTGTTCTAATAATGTCTCATCTAATGGTTCAATTGCTGGTTCAAATTCTACTAATTCTTTTTGTGTTATAGTATTAGCTGCTGAATTATCTTCAACTCCTCCACCTACAGTATATTTAATTGATAATGTTGTATTATTTGGTGCAACGCCATATGTACTAGTATATAAAAAGTTTGAAGGATCTAAACTTGTATCCACATCTCGTTTTAAATAATCTAATCCCATTCCAATATTTTTTGGGTTTGGAATAATATCTTCATCTGCTTCTGAACTTATACCTGCCCCAAATTGTAATTCTGTACGATTGTCTTCTCGTAATCTAGTTACAAATCTACGAGGTGTTCTTTTTAATTTTAAAATATATGGGGCCGATCCTTCAAATACTGATAAGTCTGGATCATTATATGGAATATTTCTTATATCTTCCATTATAGTATCTTGTGCTAAATAATTTACTTCATTCCATAAATTATTATCATCATCTCTGCATTCAAGTATTTCAAGTACATTATTATCTTCTTCTGGTAGCACAATTTTATCATAAACTTTTGGATTTTCAAATTTAAATTTTAATTCTTTTACTTCTCCTGATACAGCTGGTACTTGTTTTTTTAATAAATAATATGTAACATTTCCTGTATCATCAAGTTCGTATACAGTAACGTCGGTTGTACTTATTGAACTTGTATATTTAAAATCTATAGCATCTAATGTTCTAAATTTTCTTCCGTTTGTATTTGCTATTTGTGCACCAGCTTTAATTGTAGTTGCATATTTCATATTTGGCTTTGCAGATGCACCAGTTCCAATTGCTGGTACTAATTGATATGCGTCAAGAGTTACTGTCGCTGGTGTAAATGTTTTTGGTTTAAATCCAAACATTGCAGCTAGGTTATATACATTATGTCGTTCTTCTGCATGCATTAATAATGACTCTCTTGCTTGAGTATCTGTATAAAATGATAATACATCTCCTACATATGCTGCCATTTCCATAAACATCATACCAGGTGATGACTCATTAAAGTCATTGTATGTATTTGGAAAATATGTTTTTGTAAAATTAATTAAATTAGATCTAAACTGCGAAAAATCTTTATTTAAATATTTTACATCTTTTTTTACTAAGTCTGCCATAATTTACCTTTCTTATAAAATTGGTTCATTTAATTCAACACCATTATCATTAACAAGAATTTTTATTACTTTGTTTGCTCCTTGTGCTGTTACTCTATATTCTAATGAAATAGTTATTGAATGAAGATCTATATTTCTATTTACAAATATATTATCTACTTCAATATATGGCAACCAGAATGCAATATCTTCATTTAATCCATTTTGAATTACATCTTCTAAATCATCTGTACTTTGTTCAAATAAGCTATCATAAACATCTGTTCCAAAATCTGGTTGCATAAATCTTTCACCTTTTCTTGTTAAGATTAAATTTTTTAAATTTGAAATAGCTTGATCTTCAGTACTATATGTTTGAGCAAATACAGATGCTCCATTATTAGAACCTGATGCATAGTGTTGTATATCACTCCTACCAGGCGCAGATCCATTAAATGGCAATGCCACCCCAACTGCTACATCTGGTTCAAAATCTAATGGATTATATCTATATTCTTGTTGTGCCATTATTTAAGTGGTCTCTTTTTATCCATTGCTTTCATCAAAGACGAATAATCTTTTGTTAGCGCCGATGTTACATGTTCTGGTATTGCATTTGGGTCTATAGCATTTCCGTTTACATCTGTTGTCGGTATAGTGTTTATTCTTGATGTTTGAGGTTCCATCATTGATGCAAAACTTGGTACATCATTTGATGTAAATGCTTTATTCTCCATATTTGGATATGATGGTGGCGCGCCATTAAATTCAGCTGGGTTATAATTCAATGATGTTTCATTCAAAATATCATTTAATACTGGGTCTTTTGAAAATTGTTTTTTTCGTGTGCCTTGAACCTCAGATGGATTTTCTTGACGTTCTACCATTTTATGTAATGATAAGCCGTGGTCAATAACCTTATTAGATGATTTTTTTTGTTCACCTAATATTTCTTTTACCGCGCTACGAACTTCTTCGCGGATTACTTTACGTAATATTTTTACAAAACTTTTTGATTCCATAGTATACTCCTATCTATTCTTATTTTATATAAATATCCAGGTATACTAATTGTTGTAGGTTTTTTACGAGATTGCTCCAACTCCAGTACCTGCGCCGCCAGTTGTTCCAACTACAGTGTTAACAGTACCGGCTCTAATGTATTTATCAATTGCAATTGCTAGTCGTTTTGCAATAATATCTTCTGCAGCTTTTCCGTTTGATTTACTAGCAGCTTTAAATGCTCTTTTTATATCTCGTTCTAAATTTGGTATTATTAATGCCATTTTATTCTCCTATTGTTTTAATGCTGCCATTCTTCTAACTAATGCTGCTACTTGGCCTGCGGCTGGATTTGCTAATGTTGGTCCATTTCCTAATCCAGGAGTGGTCGGATAGGCTGATGACCCATTAGTAATTCTTTGCATTATTTTTAAAAATTCATCCATTATAGTTAATACTTCATTCATATCAGCTGCCCAATCAGGTGTTGCAACTGTTACTGATCTTTTTGCAGATAATACTATATGTTCTTTTTTTGCATTAAATACTAATCTATCTGAATTTATTATAACTTGATTAACATCTGCAATATTTGATTTTCGTACATCTGGTCCTAGATTTGGCTGAGCTGTTTGGAATGTAACTAATTTTTGTCCTGCTGTAAGACAAATTGTTGATGCATCATTTTCAAAACTTTCAGCTGTATATTGTGCCGATCCAGCAATTGGTTTTAGTCCATTGGTGATCCAAGTAATTGGAGCTCCTGAAGTATCTCCTTGCCAATCATCACATCCTCTAATTTCATAAACATTTTTTCCTTTTCTTGATAATGGATGCTTATTTTCTATAATTGTTGAACTCATTCGAATTGATTGGCCAAATCTACCTTCAAGTATTGTATCTCCTTCATATGGCTGTATTGGTTTTACTGTTGGAACTTCTTTAAATGTTTCTCCTATATGAACTTTTGATGCTAATTCACGAATAGGTACAAAACTATTTCTATATTGAGTTGCATCTTGTGCACTAGTATTTCTTAAGAAAGTTTTTGGTAATATTCCAATATTAATATTGTTATGTACATTAAATGGTGGATAATAATATCCAACATCTGTTAATGTCGATGTAGATGCGTTCCATGATGGTCCTTGTACAACCATTACTTGTTCACCAATTAAAGGTATTTGTTTTAATGGTCCAAATGGTCGGACATATGAATTATTTGAATTACCTTTACCACCCGCTGATGCATCCTTTACGCAAATTGTACTTAATGGAACTGGATTTCCTTTATCATCAACTGGTTTATTTTCATATGCAATATCAGTAATTATAACTTCTTTTACTTTAGCCATTTATTTAGTTCCCAATTCTATATTATCTTGTTGTTGATGTATTGCATCTAATTCTTCTTGTGCAGTTTCTAGTAATCTTCGTTTTTCTTCATCAGTCATTCCATATTCGCTATCATCAGATCCTTTTCCTGATGCTGATACTAGTCGCTGTACAACAGCTGCTAATTTAACTAAATGTTCATCATTTTTTACAGATACATCTAGATATTCTTTTATAAGTGGTACAATTACTGTAGCATCACCTATATTTTTTATAAGTGGTTGTAACTCGTGAATTAATGTATTGATTTGTCTATCTTTCTTTTTAGAATTATGATAGATATCTTTCATTAAATCAGAAAATGAGGTTCCTTTAAATAGTTCAAATTCATCATGCATAGTAAATCCCTTTATTATAAATATAAGAACTTATTTTTTTATTGGAATGAGTCGGCCTTTTGTTTGGTAATCTTTAAACATTACCATATAATCTTTTCTCATTCTATTTACTACTTTAGTAATATTTTGAGTCTTAAGACCGGTACGCTCTCTTACTAATATATACAATGCCTTTTTATTGAAATTTTCAATATTTTCTCTAATACGAAATAATTCTAATAATGAATCTGCGACAATAATATCTCGTTTATTTGAAAATAATTTATTTAGATTTGTATCATAATAATTTACAAATTGATTAGTAAAATCTCTCAATGATTCCTGATAATCAGAATATACTAACTCTCCTTCTAAATCTCTATTATCATCTATTGCGCCTATATCTGCTTTTTGTTTCATTTTAGCATAGTTTGCATTATTTTGAATTATCAAATAATTCTTTGCAATAATACTAAAGTATGAAAAGGCCTTTCCTTTACCTTCTGTAAATTTATGTATTTTTTCGTTTAAGAATGCTACTACTTCGGCTTTGACGTCTGCATATGGTACATCAAAATAATAAAACTTGAATGTATGAATAATATTTTCTACTAATTTATTAAAAGGATAATTTATATATTCTCGATAAATTTTATCACGCTTATATTGATTTGTTTCTAAATTATAAAAAACAATAGCCTTTTCGTTTATATATGAAAAATAAAGTTTTTTAGTAGGTTTACGCCCACGCTTTTTCTTTTTAGGTAATAACGCCTCTGCTTCAAGTCGTTCTTGATCTTTTTCTAACCAAACATAAAATTCATCTACTGGTGTCAGTTTTGTTTCTGGCATTACATTCCTCTATTTAGGTCATCCATAACTTCTTTAATAAGTCTAAAGGATGTGCCTACTTCGTCTGAGGATTCAAATGCTCCTAGTCTATCTGCGTTTCTTATTTCAGAGTTGGCTTGATTAATTTTTGTTTTAAGTCCATCAAAAAAATTATAATAATCTGTATTTGATTTTTCTAAATCTTCTATATAATCTGTTTGTTGTTCTTGTTTTCGTAATTGATTTATATTAACAAATACCGAGACTGCTAATGTTACTGATAATATTATTATTGCTGTCATCATTTTTTATCTCCAAATAAATCGTCAAACATTTTTAGTGTTGCAGTTGCTTGACTATTTGCTGCAATTGCTCCTAACTTTTTTGCTCTAGCTTTTTTACCATATGATTGATTAACAGTTGTTGACGGAGTTGTATTTGGTTTTGAATTAGCCCACATTTCATATTCAATTCTTGCTGCCATACAATCTGCTTGGTGCATTACATATCCTAAATTAGTTTTTAGTTTTGAATCAGCTGTTCTTGACATGAAATA